AATCAAACACGGACTACTGTTCTTCCGATTTATTAATCCAGAACGTAACGACTTCCCAGATATTGATACGGACATTCAGGACAACCGTCGTGAGGAAGTAAAAGATTATCTTGTCCGCCAATATCGTCACGTTGCATCTATTGCAACTTTCCTATCTTTCAAAGATAAGGGTGTTGTGAGAGACATTGCCCGTGTGCTAAACATTCCTCTTCCAGACGTAAACAAGGTTATGAAGCTTGTAGACACTTGGGATGAATACTGCACATCAAAGTCTACTGCAGAGTTTCGTGAGAAGTATCCAGAGATTGAAAGATACGGAGAACAGCTTCGTGGAAGAATTCGTGGTACGGGAATTCATGCAGCTGGAGTTGTAACATCCAAGGAGCCAATCTTTAGGTATGCACCAATGGAAACCAGATCATCTCCTGGATCAGACGAAAGAATTCCTGTAGTTGCAGTAGACATGGCAGAGGCAGAGCGTATTGGTTTAATTAAGATTGATGCTCTAGGACTAAAGACTCTTAGTGTTCTTCAGGACACACTTAAAATTATTGAGCAAAGGCATAACAAAAAGCTTGAGCTGCTTTCTGTAAATATGGAAGACCAAAAAGTTTATGAAATGCTTTCTTCTGGATATACGAAGGGTGTGTTCCAGTGTGAAGCCACTCCCTATACTAACCTGCTTGTAAAGATGGGTATTAAAAACTTTGCTGAGCTAGCTGCATCCAACGCTCTAGTTCGTCCAGGTGCTATGAATACTATTGGTAAAGATTACATTGCTCGTAAGCACGGTAAACAAAATATTAGTTACCACCACCAGGTCATGAAAGCTTTTACTCAGGAGACCTACGGATGTATCTTGTACCAGGAACAGGTTATGCAAGCCTGTACAGAGCTTGGCGGAATGACGATGGCAGAGGCAGACCAAGTTCGTAAGATCATCGGTAAGAAGAAGGACGCCAAAGAGTTTGACAAGTTTAAGGATAAGTTTATTGATGGAGCTTCTAAGTTTATGGCTCCTAACTCTGCAAGAGATTTGTGGCAAGACTTTGAGGCACACGCAGGCTATTCCTTCAACAAGTCTCACGCTGTGGCTTACTCGACTCTTTCATATTGGACAGCATGGTTGAAGTATTACTACCCACTAGAGTTTATGTATTCTTTGCTAAAGAATGAAAAGGATAAGGATACTAGAACAGAGTATCTTATTGAAGCTAAGCGTATGGGTATCTCTGTTAAGCTACCTCACGTTAACGACTCTGATGCAGACTTTAAGATTGAGGGTAAGGGAATTCGTTTTGGGCTAACTGCTATTAAGTTTATCTCTGATAACATTGCTGCAAAGTACATTGCTCAAAGACCATTCAAAAGCTATAAGCATTTGGAAGAGTTTACTCTTGCCAAGGGTAGTGGCGTAAACACTAGATCTCTACAGGCGTTGCGTGTAATTGGTGCAGCTACCTTTGAAGACAATCCAAGAAACGAAGAAGAGATTAAGGAAAATCTTTATGAGTTTTTGAACCTTCCAGAGTTCAACATCACGGTTCCTTCTCACTACTATGCCTTCATTAATCCAATAGAAGAGTTTGAAGAAAAGGGAGCATTTGTCTTGATGGGTATGGTAAAATCTATTAAGCGTGGAAAAGGTTGGTCACGTGTAGAAGTCTTAGATAAGACTGGAAGCGTAGGAATATTTGATGAAGAGCAAACCACTATTGAGGCTGGTAGGAGTTACCTCCTTCTATGCGATAACAATAGGATTGTTACTGCTATCCCTGTGGATGAAATTAAACAATCCAGTAATGCCCTTGTAAAGTTTTTGGGATACAAGCAGCTACCTTACAAAGATGATGACATGTTTGTTGTTTCCTTTAAGCCAAGGATCACCAAGGCTGGCAAGAAGATGGCCTCACTAACACTTGCAGATAGTTCTAGAAACCTGCACTCAGTAACGGTATTCCCAACAGCCTTTCCAAAGGCATATATGAAAGTTCAAGAGGGGTCTGCATATAGCTTCTCTTTCGGAAAAACAAAAGATGGAACAATAATTATGGAGGATGTAAAAGATGTATAACAGGCTAGACGATATGGCAAAAGAAATTCATACTACTGCAGTAGAAAAAGGCTTCTGGCCTGAGAAGGTAGACGATATTTTTATTACTAAACAGCTAATGATGATTGTGTCAGAAGCAGTAGAGGTCATGGAAGCCATTCGTAAAAATAAGGGAAAGCAAGAAGTCGCTGACGAAATGGCAGACATTGTAATCAGAACACTTGACTTATACCAAGGATTGGTGGATAATGGATATGTCGACCAAGAGCTACAGGTAGCTCTAAACAATAAGACTAGTTTTAATAAGTCACGACCAGAAAGACATGGAGTAAAGTTTTAATGACAACTATAGAAGAAGCTTTTGCACTTTTAGATCCAAAGATTAGAAAAAGAATCGGTTCTGGAGTAGGTGTTAAAACAGAACTACAGCCTACCCCAAGCGTGGGTCTTAACAGAGCACTTGGCGGCGGATTTCCGTATGGAAGACAAGTTCTTCTTTGGGGAAGCAAGTCCAGTGCAAAATCTTCTCTTTGCTTGCAAACAATTGCTATGGCACAAAAAGAGGGAAAGCTCTGTGCTTGGGTAGATGCAGAGATGTCCTATGATGAAGATTGGGCAAAAAAGCTTGGGGTAGATACATCTAAGCTAATATACTCTGAAGCTAGAAGTATAAACGATATGGTAGACGTTGGTGTTGCACTTCTTCACGCAGGTGTAGACATTATTGTGATTGATAGTATTAGCTCTCTTCTTCCAGCCGTATACTTTGAGAAAGATTCTGATGAGCTAAAGGCTTTAGACCAGACCAAACAAATTGGTGCAGAGTCTAAAGACCTGAAGCATGCCTGGCTGATGCTAAACTACGCTAACAATCGTGAAAAGCCAGCTCTAATAATTGCCATTTCTCAAGCCAGAAACAACATTCAAGCCATGTATACACAGTCTGTTCCCACTGGAGGACTGACTACTCAGTTCATGTCTTCTACAATAGTTAAGCTGTTTTCTTCTAGCTCAGACTCTAAGGCTATTAAGGGAAAGATTAAGGTTGGGGATAAGCTGATTGAGCAAAAGATGGGTAGAAGAGTCCTCTGGGAAGTCCAAAACTCTAAGACCTCTGCCCCAGGAGATGCTGGGGAATATGACTTCTACTTCAGAGGCGACACAATCGGTATAGACGCCATTGGGGACCTAGTGGACACTGCAGAGCTTTTAGGAATTGTAGAGCGTTCTGGGGCCTGGTACATCCTCCCAGACGGGTCTAAGGTCCAGGGCAGGGACGGATTTGTCAATAAGGTAAAAGAAGACAAAGATCTAGAGGCCTCAATTAGAAGTAAGCTAGATGTCTAAGTATATAGTTATTAGTGGCAAGTTTAAGTGCCATACCTGTAAAGAAGAAGTCACGTCTTTACGCTGTTATGGAGAGGATAAGCTGCTTAGCTGGATGTGTTCAGAAAAACATATCACAAACGTAAGCTTAAAACCAAAGACAAAGAGGGACTATGAGCGAGAGAAGTGAGAGCAAAAGGCTTGGTGCTAAACAGCACAAGAATTCTGGCAGAGGCATTCACAAAGGTGATGCTTCGTGGGAAAACTTTACTGTTGATTTTAAAGAAGTCGGTAAATCATTTACCTTAAATAAAGATGTATGGGCTAAAGCAACTACGGATGCGATTAAGAATAACAACGATCCAGCAATCGTAGTCGTGCTAGGAGAGTCTGGAATGAAAACAAGATTAGCAATTATAGAATTATCAATACTAGAAGAACTGACAGGAAAATAAAAAATGAAAATATTACTACTAGATATAGAAACAACACCAATGCAGGTTTATGCATGGGGCCTTTGGGACCAGAACATTAGCATTGATCAAATCATCAAAAGCACAGAGATGCTATGCTTTGGTGCAAGGTGGCTAGACGGAAAGAAAGTAATTTTTAAGTCTGTTTACCACGATGGTAAAAAGGAAATGCTAAAAGAGTTGCACAAGCTAATGGACGAAGCAGACTTGCTAGTCGGCTGGAACTCTGCAGCTTTTGACCACAAGCATATTAATCGAGAGTTTTTGGAGAACAGGATGGCACCACCATCACCTACAAAAGATCTAGACCTTATGAGTATCACAAAGGCTAACTTCTTGTTCCCATCGAACAAGCTAGACTATGTTGCACAAAAACTAGACGTTGGGGCCAAGGTGAAGCACTCTGGATTTAAGCTATGGATTCGCTGCATGGAAGGCGACAAAAAGGCCTGGAAGGAAATGAAAGAGTACCAGATTCAGGACGTAAATCTTCTGGTAGACCTTTATCATGAATTGCTTCCTTGGTTTGTGGGTAAGGGAAGTGCAACCACAAAAGAAAAGCTAGCCATCTCTGGATACGATAAGGAATCTGAGGTATAATATTCTCATGGAACAACAGCAGACAACCATCGACTCAATCAACGGACTATCTGAAATTGCAGAGTATATGCAGGATGAGGAGCTAAATACAGCCCTGACCTTTATTGCCAAGGTAATTATTAAGCCAGATATCCCTATCAATGTAGTCACCATTGAAATAGTAAGACTACAAGCAATAGCTGCTAAGATGGCCTTTAAAGCCACTTGGATGGCTAATGTGGACAAGTCAGATCGTGGGAAGAAAAATCTATACTACACTGCTGCAGAAGCCATTAATAACTTGGTCTCTGCCTTGAAATATATCGCCAGATAGTGTATACTAGAAGGATATAGAGAAGAGCTTAACAATGACAAAAAGTTTGCTGCAGCAAGTAATGATAAAGACAGAGCAAAAGATTCTTTCAAGGCCATCCTTTTTGGACCAGGCAGCACTTATTGAAAAAATTAAGAGTGGCTACATTGTTAATCGTGTAGATAAGTTTACTAAAAAAACAAGCTTTGCTCCATCAACCATTGCATACTCTCACGGAGAATGTCCTAGATATTGGTATCTAGCTTTTGAGGGTGCAATGTTTACAGACAATGCAGATGCCTACGGCGGTGCAAACATGACGGCTGGAACAAAGTCTCATGAAAGAATTCAGAAAGCCATGGGCGATGCTGGCATCCTTAAAGATTCAGAGTTTAAGATTACATACTCTGATCCACCGATCTTTGGCTATGGAGATGTTGTTTTAGACTGGGATGGTCAGGATCTTCTTGGTGAGATCAAGACTATGCCCAACGAAGGTTTTGAGTATAGAAAAATTGCAGGAAAGCCAAAATCAGGACATCTGATTCAGTTACTTATTTATATGAAGATTTTAAATAAGAGCAAGGCTGTGATGATTTATGAAAATAAAAACAATCACGAGCTATTGATTTTTCCTGTAGAATTAAATGAGTATTCTTTTAAGTGGGTAGAGAACGCTTTTGAATGGATGAGAACAGTTAGGAAGGCTTGGGAAAATAAAACCCTGCCAGAGAAAAACTATAGGTCCAATTCAAAAATTTGCAAGACTTGTCCTATCAGGGCAACTTGTGATGTGGCGGGAACTGGGGAGATAAAGATTAAGTCCCTGGAGCCGCTAGATGAAGCACTGTCAATGGTGTGACCTAAGTTTTGAAACTAAGGTTTCCTATCAAATATATTGCTCTCCTGAATGTAGGGACGGAGCAACTAAACAAAAGATTGCAGAAAGATATCAGCTTTCTAGAATTAGTCGTAGGACTGGTAAAGTTAGAAAGTGCAAGAAGTGTGATCAAAACTTGTCAATCTATAATGACGATCCAATCTGTAGCAAATGTTTAATTAATCCTGTTGACATCTCCATTGCTCTGAAGGATATAAAGAGGTTGTCTAATGGTAAATCTTAATCTATTAATAGATACTCCTAAAAATATTTGTGCTATAGATGCCAGCACCAATAGTTTAGCCTTTGCCATTTTTAGTGACAAGTCTTTAGTTGCCTGTGGCAAGATTAACTTTAAGGGTTCAGACACTTACTCTAAAGTAGGGGATGCTGCAAGAAAGTCAGTAGCTTTCTTTGAAAAGTTTGATATTGATGCAATTGTAATTGAGCACACAGTGTTTATGAATAGTCCAAAGACTGCTGCAGATCTTGCTCTAGTTCAGGGTGGCCTTCTTGGAGCAGCTAGAATTGTTGGGGTAAAAAGATTTGGATCAGTCAGCCCCATTACTTGGCAAAATTTTATAGGAAATAAAAAACTTACCACTCCTGAAAAACTAGAGGTAGCAAAGAACAACCCGAATAAAGCTCCGTCTACCCTAAAAACAATCGAGAGAGAGTTTAGAAAGCAAAGAACAATCAAGTTTGTAAACACTTATTACGACAAGAAAATAGATGACAATGATGTTGCGGATGCTGTAGCAATTGGACACTATGCGGTCAACAATCCAGGAAAGCTTGGTTTATAAAATGGCAGCAAAGCTATACACCAGCGAGGCCTGGCTTAAGAAGAGGTACTGGCTAGACAAAAAGAGTCCTGAAGACATCGCTAAAGAGTGTGGAACAAGTGTAGAGACTATATATGTCTATCTGGCAAAGTTTGGACTAAGGAAAAGTAGAAGATGAGCGTTGTATATACAGGGGGAACCTTTGACCTCTTTCATTCTGGCCATGTAAATCTTTTAAAAAGGTGCAAGGATATTGCTGGATTAGATGGAACAGTTATTGTTTCGCTAAACACTGATGAGTTTATCTTTGAATATAAAGGAAAAAATCCAGCTTGTACATACGAAGAAAGAAAAGCAGTGTTAGAAGCTTGTCAGTACGTAGATTCCGTAGTACCAAACCTGGGGGGAACCGATTCAAAAATTTCTATTCAGATTTCAGATCCTGACTATATAGTCATCGGTTCTGACTGGGCAAAAAAAGATTATTACAGCCAGATGAGCTTTAGTCAAGACTGGCTAGATGCCAGAGGCATTGGCCTGGTCTATGTTCCTTACACCAGGCATGTCTCAACAACAGCAATTAAGAATAGGATAAAGAATTGAAGCAAGCAATTGTTATTGCAACCTCGCCAGGCAGGGCACACTGGGTGAACGACTGCTTGTCTTCGCTAAGTGTTCCAGCCATTGTAGTTTCAGGGCCTGGCCAAGAGCTTGGAAAAATTAAGTGGGTGTATGAAAATACAAACATAGATAGATTTATTTTCCTACAAGACAGCATTGTTATTAGAGATAACGATCTTTTGATGAGTTTATTTGATACAGATGGGTCCTCATGCATTATGTGCGGGCCAAGATGCTTTGGGTCATATCTAGGGCTTTATGAGCGTAATACCTTGAGCCAACTTGACATTCCAGAAATTTCTAGTAAACTAGAAGCAGTGCAGCAAGAAATTGACTGGACTCAAAATTACATAAGCAAATGCGATAAGTTCTCTCATCCAATTCAGATTGATCATGAGGTGATTGAAACTATCTACAGGCATGGTAGAGAGAACCAAGTTTCTGTAAACAAGCTTTATGAAAAATGGAAAGGTACCTGGCGAACAGACCAGATCAAGGAAGATTAAGGACTAAAAAATGAGTGCACAAACAGAAAAAGATATTGCAAGAGTTTCAGATCAGGTTAGAGATTTGCTAATTTCCAAGAATAGGTCTTACGGAGACTCCGCCCTGCATCCTTCAAGAATATTTTCTAAGTCTGATAACGTTGAGCAGTTGCTGGTACGTATTGATGACAAGCTTTCAAGAATACAGAATGGCCATGACTGGCCAGGGGATAATGAGATTGATGACCTGCTTGGTTACCTGATACTTCTTAAGATTGCCAAAGAGAGAGCTCCTAGTGAATAAAAGAAGGCTTGCACCAGTACAAGAGACTAAATTTGAAAAGGTAAAAGAAATGCAAATTGGCAACAGGGTCCTTGTTTCTGGAGAAGTCATCAAGATAGCTGGAGAGTATGGTTCAAAGTTTAAGTTTGATAGTCTTGTTACTAACAAAGAGACTGGGGTTCAGTGGGTAGACTGCTTTGAATTAAGCAAAGGAGTAGTTTCTGGATGGAGATCGTTCAGATCTGATAGAATTAAACTAATGCCAATAAAAAGGGGTAAGAAGAATGTCAACTGAAGATAACCTAATTGAACACCTAGACAAGGTGAATAGGGTCGTAGAAGAATACCTTAAGGGTAGCGAAGCAACCCAGATATCCAAAGAGCTTGATATCCCCAGACAAAAGGTCGTTGGTTATATTAATGAATGGAAGCAGATGGCTTCCGACAATGCCGCTATTCGTGCAAGGGCCAAGGAAGCTTTAGTTGGAGCAGACACACACTATAATAAGCTAATCAGTAAAGCTTATGAGGTTATCGATGATGCTACCACAACTGCAAACCTAAGTGCAAAGACAGCTGCTATTAAGTTAGTTCTTGACATTGAGGCAAGAAGAATTGATATGCTACAAAAAGCTGGACTGCTAGAAAACAAAGAACTAGCAGAAGAGATGCTAGAGATTGAAAGAAAGCAAGACGTCCTAGTAAACATTCTTAAAGACATTGCTTCAGAGCATCCACAAATACGAGACGAGATTATGCGTAGGCTATCTGCTGTTTCAAAAGACAAAGAGGTAATTACGATTGTCAGCGATGTTTGATGAATTTTTAGAAGTCTTAAAAGATAGTAACTTTGACGAGACACCAGTTGATGCAAAAACATTTGTAGAGGGCGAAGACTACCTGGCCCAGCCACCATTGTCAGATGTTCAATACGACATTGTTGAGGCTATGAGTCAAATCTATAAGCTAGAAGATTTAATTAATTTAATGGGACAGGAAGAAGGGACAAAATATTATAAAAAATATACAAAAAACGAAGTTATTCTGCAGCTTGGCAAAGGATCTGGCAAGGATTTTACGTCTACTGTTGCTTGTTCTTACATCGTATACAAGCTCCTTTGTCTTAAGGACCCAGCGAGATATTTCGGAAAACCAGCTGGCGATGCGATTGATATCATTAACGTGGCGATTAATGCTCAGCAAGCTAAGAACGTTTTCTTCAAAGGATTTAAAAATAAAATAGAAAGATCTCCTTGGTTTGCTGGAAAGTTTTATGCAAAAGCAGAGTCTATTGAATTTGATAAAGCTATTACAGTTTACTCTGGACACTCTGAGCGTGAGTCTCATGAGGGACTTAACCTTATCCTAGCAGTGCTAGATGAGATCTCTGGATTCGCACAAGAAATTGGTGGGGGTAACGACCAGGGTAAGACGGCTGACAACATCTACAAAGCTTTTCGTGCTTCTGTAGACTCTCGATTTCCAGACCTAGGAAAGGTAGCTCTACTATCTTTCCCACGGTTCCCTGGAGACTTTATTTCACAAAGGTATGACTCTGTTATTGCTGAAAAAGAAAGCATTAGTCAAAAACATACGTTCATAATGAATCCAGATTTGCCAGAAGAGGCTGAGGGAAATTCTCTTCAAATAGAATGGGATGAAGACATCATCACATCATACAAATATCCAGGAGTCTTTGCATTAAAAAGACCAACATGGGTAGTAAATCCGACAAGAACTATCGACGACTTTAAGCTGGCCTTCTATACAGACATAGGAGATGCTATGCAAAGGTTTGCCTGCGTTCCAACTTTTGCATCTGACGCATTCTTTAAGCAGCGTGAAAAGGTTAGGGCTTGTATGACAATCAGGAATCCGATTGATTCCTCAAAAAGATTTGACGAGACATTCACCCCAGATCCAAATAAGAAATACTTTGTTCATGCTGACCTTGCACAGAAGCATGACAAGTGTGCAGTGGCAATTGCTCACGTAGAGAAGTGGGTATCAGTTCAAGTTATGAAAGATTATGAGCAGGTTGTCCCTATGGTTATCGTGGATGCAGTTGTCTATTGGGAGCCAAAGGTTGAAGGCCCAGTAAATCTTTCGGAAGTAAAGCAGTGGATTCAAAACCTGCGTAGACAGGGCTTTGATATTGGAATGGTTAGCTTTGACCGTTGGCAGTCTTTTGATATACAGAATGAGCTAAAATCTGTGGGTATTAGAACTGAAACAGTATCAGTGGCAAAGAAGCATTACGAAGACATGGCAATGCTTATGTATGAAGAAAGACTGGCTATGCCAGCAATTGAATTACTCTTTGAAGAACTTACAGAACTTAAGATAATGAAAAACAACAGGGTAGATCATCCTAGAAAAAGCTCTAAGGACTTAGCTGATGCTGTTTGTGGTGCAATCTTTGGAGCAATTAGTCACACTGTAAAAGATAACAATTCTGAGGTAGAGATTCATACGTTTAGGGACAGGTCAAAAAGAACAGAGGATCTTCCCAAGAATGTGATACAATATAAGCCAATGCCAAAAGAAGTAGAAGAATATCTACAAGGGTATGATTTAATTTAACGCTCTTTTTGTTAACAGTTTTTGTTTTTACAAAACTCTAAAGTAAAACTTTAAGGAGCGTTTTGTGTTTCTAAAAACACTGTGCTATAATAGATTTCTATCCCACTCTCGAAAGGTAATAACTTTATGTCCGACTTTTTCTCCTTCAGCCTACCAACAGATTTTGTTGAAAAATACAGCACTGTAGAGGCACCATTTGGTTTCAGAGATGCGGGAGAAAACTCCATTGGAGAAATTACTTTTGCTAGAACCTATTCTCGTATCAAAGAAGATGGAACGAAGGAACGCTGGTATGAAGTTTGTAAGAGAGTTATTGAGGGTATGTACTCTGTTCAGAAGAATCATGCTAAGGACAACCGTCTTCCATGGAATGACTACAAGGCTCAGAAGTCAGCACAAGAGGCTTTTGACCGTATGTTCAACTTAAAGTGGACTCCCCCAGGCCGTGGTATGTGGACATTTGGAACACCACTCACAATGGAAAAGCGTAACTCTGCAGCCCTACAAAACTGTGCTGTCGTATCCACAAAAGACTTAGACAAGAATGATCCAGGTGCATTGTTTGCTTGGGTAATGGATGCTCTTATGCTTGGCATTGGTGTTGGATTTGATACCCTTGGACAAGACAAGGCCTTGCCAATTCATGCACCTGTAGAACCAAAGACAGTCTATGAGATCCCAGACACTCGTGAAGGTTGGGTAGAGGCAACAAGACTTCTTCTTAATTCATTCCTAAGACCAAACCAAAATTTGCAAGAGCTAGACTACTCACTTATTAGACCTTTGGGTGCACCAATCAAGGGATTTGGAGGAACTGCTTCTGGGCCAGCACCATTACAGCAACTTCACGAGCAGATTCGTAAAGTAATTGGTGGACGTGCTGGAGAGACACTAGACTCAAGAGCTATTGTAGATATTATTAATCTAATTGGAACATGTGTTGTTTCTGGAAACGTACGTCGTTCCGCAACACTAGCTTTAGGTGTAGAGGGTGATGATGATTTCCTAAATCTAAAAAATGCAGAAGCTTTCCCAGAGCGTAACAGCTATGACCCAGATGCTCCAGGATGGGCATGGATGAGCAACAACTCTATCTCTGCTACTGTGGGAATGGATTACTCAAAGTATGTAGATCGCATTGTAGACAATGGTGAGCCAGGTTTTATTTGGCTAGACGTTGCCCGTAACTACGGACGTTTGGCAGATCAGCCAGACGGTGCAGACTACCGTGTAGTAGGCTTTAATCCATGTGCAGAACAGCCACTAGAGTCTTACGAGCTATGTACCCTAGTTGAGGTACACCTAAATCGTCACGAGTCTAAGGAAGACTTCCTACGCACTCTAAAGTTTGCTTATCTATATGGAAAGACCGTAACACTTCTTCCAACTCACTGGCAGCAAACTAACGGAATCATGCAACGTAACCGTCGCATTGGAACATCCCTAACTGGAATTGCATCTTTTGCAGATGAAAAGGGTCTTCCAACTGTACGAAATTGGATGGATGAAGGATACAACAAGATTCGTTTCTATGACAAAAAGTATTCTGAATGGCTATGTGTTCGTGAGTCAATTCGTGTGACTACCGTAAAACCATCTGGCTCAGTGTCCTTGCTCTCAGGTGCAACACCTGGAGTTCACTGGGGACCAGGCGGAGCCTTCTACCTACGTGCCATTCGTTTTGGTAACACAGACCCAATGCTTCACCTATTTAAAGCTGCAGGGTATAAGTGTGAAGACGATGTAGTATCAGCAAACACTACGGTTGTATACTTCCCAATTAAGTCTGGGCAAAAGCGTAGCGAAAAGCAGGTATCTTTGTTTGAAAAGATGTCTCTTGCTGCCACAGCTCAAGAGTACTGGTCAGACAACGGTGT